TATCGAGACGCTATCGAAGTCCCCGAGACTGGAAGTGTTTACCGAGTTCTATCAGCCGAGCACAACACTAAAGAAGGTCTTTCACCTACCGCCGTAATCTTTGACGAACTCCACGCACAACCAAGCCGAGAGCTCTTTGATGTTTTCTCTTTGGCTATGGGTGCTAGACGATCAGCGCAGCTTATAGCCATCACAACCGCCGGGGTCAAGATAGATACAACGGGTCAGGAGTCAATCGCCTACACGCTCTACCAGTATGGCCAGAGAGTTACACGGGGAGAAACCGATGATGACACTTTCTTTCAAGCTTGGTATGAAGCTCCGATGGAAGCGGACTATAAGCTATCGGAAACTTGGAAGATTGCTAACCCGGGATTTGGTGACATCAACTCCGAACAAGACTTTGTTTCGGCAGCTAGGCGAACCCCTGAAAATGAATTCAAGACTAAGAGACTGAACAACTTCGTTTCTGCACAATCCGCTTGGCTACCTTCTGGAACTTGGGACAAGCAAGAGACCGAGTTTCAGCTTGACCCTAATCAAGAATATGTTCTTGGGTTTGATGGTTCGTTCTCAGGTGATGCCACGGTAATCGTAGGTTGTACCGTACCGAAAGAAGAAGAGAAGCCAACGGTATTCATGGTCAAGGCTTGGGAGAAAGACGAACAAATTCACGATAGAGATTGGCGGGTCAATATTGCAGAAGTCGAGCAAACACTAATTGACTTTACTCAAGCGAATCCAAAAGTCCGAGAGATAGCATGCGACCCCTATCGTTGGCAGCGCTCGATGGAAGTCTTGCAAGATAGAGGTTTGCCTATTGTTGAGTGGCCTAGCACCTCAGCCCGCCGAATGATTCCAGCATGCGCAAAAATCTATGACGCTGTTGTTGATGGTGAGATGTTCCACGATGGTGATCCGACACTAGCCCGACATATTGATAACGCAGTAATAAAAACCGATAATCTTGGATCAAGAATTGTCAAAGATAAGAGAAGCTCTCAAAGAAGGATTGACGCAGCGGTTGCAGCGGTTTTAGCATTTGACCGTGCAACGGGTAGAATAGAAGAGGAAGTAATTCCACAAGTATTTATTTAGGGCGGTTATGGGAACAATTTTGCAAGTTTTAGGCGCAGCCACAATCACGATTAGTCTAGGTTTGATTTGGCTACCGCTAGGAGTGTTCACGGGCGGGTTCATGATGGTCTTGTTCGGCGTAGCGATTGGAAGAAACCGTGCTTGATAGATTATTTGAAAAGAGAGCCCTTAGCTTTCAAAGCGTATTCGCAAGCGGTGACAATTTTCAGATTGGTTCTAACAGCGGAACAATCGTCAACAATGACACCGCATTTCAGGTCAATGCGCTTTATTCGGCAATCAGCCTAATATCTCAGACCATTTCAAGCTTGCCGGTAGATACATACATTCGCAGAGACGGATCAAGGCGACCATTTCGCCCTAGCCCCGAATGGGTTCAGCAACCGGACGTAGATACAACCAAAGAAGCTTTCTATGGGTCTGTTATTGTTTCGTTACTTTTAGATGGAAACGCTTTCATCAGGGTATTCACTAACACTCAGGGCGAGATTGTGAACATGAATGTTCTAAATCCGACAACCGTCAAAATCAAGCGCAACGGAATCGGCCGAGTAATGTTCGAGATTCAAGGCGAAGATACCCCGCTATCCACTGAGCAGATAGTCCACATCCCTGACGTAGTAAAGCCCGGAAGCATTAGGGGAGTTTCACGCACCGAAGCGCTAAAAGAAAACTTTGGTCTAGCCATTGCCCTTCAAAATTACTCAGCCAAGTTCTTCGGTCAGGGTACTAACACTTCTGGAGTTCTAGAGTTCCCGGGCAACCTAACCGCCGAACAAGCGAAGCAACTTCAAGAAGGTTTCGACTCACGGCATGCAGGTTGGTCAAAGTCTCATAAGACCGCAGTTATTTCAGGCGGTGCAACTTACAAACCGACTTCAATCAACCCTCAAGACTCTCAACTTCTAGAAGCAAGAGATCACGCAGTCGCCGACATCGCTAGAGCGTTCTCAATCCCGCCGCACCTTTTGGGACTGAATCAGGGAATGAGCTATGCAAGCGTTGAACAAAATAACTTGGCATGGGTTACTCACGGACTTCGCCCGATAATCGCCAAACTAGAATCAGGATTCTCTCCACTACTCAACCGAATGCGGGGCGGTGAAAGAGCTTTCTTGAAATGGAATCTCTCGGGATTGCTTAGAGCAGATTACAACTCAAGGATTCAGGGGTACAGTACTGGAATTCAGTCGGGCTTTTATTCAATCAATGATGTTCGCAGGTTGGAAGACTTACCACCCGTTGAAGATGAAAGCGCCGACACCGTTAGAGTTCCCCTTCAGAATGTCAATGTTGAGAATGCAACCATTAGCTCGCAGTCTCAGAAGGTCAAGATGGCAACTGCATTAGTAACAGTTGGATACGACCCCGCTTCAGTCTTGGCAGCGCTAGACCTTCCAGAAATAGATCACACTGGACTCCCAAGCGTTCAGCTTCAGGGCGTTCAGAATCTTGACCCCGAAGACCCCGAAAGCGTATATCCGGAGGCCGAATGACAATTCATAACGAGCAGATAACGCTAAGCGAGACAAGTGCCACGCTAGTAGTTGAGGCGCACCATATGGAGCAAGAGGTTCATTTTCACAATCTAACCAAGAGCTCTAACGATTACATTCATTTCGGTGACGCAGACATGACTCTAACTAATTCAATTCACATTGACCCGGGCGAAACCGTAACTTACCGAATCCCGCCCGGTAATGAACTCTACGCAATGAGCGACCCTGACGGGTTGGTTCTCGGAATTCTAAGGATGACGCAAGACTGATGCCATATTTCATTACTGACAGACATCCCGATTGCGATAGTTGGGCAATGGTAAAAGAAGATGGAGAGCTAATCTTCTGCCATCCAAATCGAGAAGCGGCAACTAATCAAATGATTGCGGTTTCTTTAGAAGAAGATTTGGAACCCGGTGGAGAATACGAAGGTGATACTTTCAGAGACCTTAGAGCAGCATTACCGGGAGATAGATTTACAACTGAGGCCGAAGCCTTAGACCGAGCGGAAGAACTCGGTTGTGAAGGTACTCACGAAATGGATCAAGATGGCCAAACTATTTACATGCCTTGTTCTACCCATGGGCGTTACGAAGAACTTACAGGTACGGGCGGTTACCGAGCCGAGCACGATCAAGGCGCATCAACTCCCGCACCGGAAGAAGACCAGATTGAGGGAAGCGATACCAACGAACCCGGTTCAGCTTCTGGCGCAGGTGGAGACATTGAACTCAATGAAAGAACAGAGAGAGCTCTTAGAAATAAAGTAGAGCAACACAATGAAGAAATGGAAGAAGACGACCGACCAGACTGGACACGGGTAACCTTCGGACAACTTGCAGCGGTTTACAGAAGAGGTGCGGGAGCTTACTCAACATCACACCGCCCGGGAGTTTCAAGAGGAGCTTGGGCAATGGCTAGAGTCAACGCCTATCTCTACCTAATGAGAAATGGAGAACCAGAGTCGGCGAACTACATAACCGACAACGACCTACTTCCAGAAGACCACCCAAGATCAACACGGGGCGACCGAAGTGAGAAGCGAGATGTTGACCTAACTCCACCCGCTTACATGAGAGCGGCAGCCCGCCGGGGCGTTGAACTTTTTGAGCAAGGCTTAGCAGGCGATGGCGTTACAGACCAAACCGTTTCAGAAGCTAGGGCGATGGCTAACGGAAATGTTACAGCGGACAAGTGGAGCAGAATTGCGCCATGGATTGCTAGGCATTTGACCGACCTAGAAGCCGAACAGAATCAACCCGGGGGCGAAGGATTTCCCGGAGCGGGAGCGGTTGCCTTTTATCTTTGGGGTTCAGTTCCAACTATGCGGGGCGCTGAAAGAGTTCGAGCCTATGCCGAAGGCGTAACCGCTAGAATAGAAGAAGAAGCCCGAGGAATTGCGACAGGAGCATCAATGAGCAAGCTTGAGACTAGAACATTCTCAACCGACTTTGAAATTAGAGAAGAAGATAACGGAATGCGGTTCAGCGGATACGCAGCTCTATTTGATTCCCCTTCTGCCCCTTTACCTTTCACCGAGCGAATTGCGCCCGGAGCTTTCAAGCGTTCTCTGAAGTCTAGAAATAATGTCTTCATGTTTTACAACCATGACAGCGGACAAGTTCTAGCTTCAACCCGTGCGGGAACTATGACCCTAACCGAAGACAGCAGAGGTCTGAAAGTTGATGCTGAACTAGCTAACACTTCCGCCGGCCGAGATGTTGCAGAGTTGCTTAAGCGTGGAGATCTTGACGCTATGAGTTTCGGTTTCTCAGTTCCATCAGGTGGAGATTCTTGGAATAGCGAAGGCACGGAACGCACACTAAACAGCGTCAGACTATTTGAGGTTTCAGTCGTGGCAATGCCCGCCTATCCAGAGACTAGCGGTAAAGCTATGGTTAGAGGATTGGACAAGATTGCACTAAGGGCAGAAGTTGACGCTGACGCACTAGCGGATGCCTTGGTAAAGCTTGAGACCGGTGAGAACATTTCAGACGATGACAAGACACTTCTCTCAACAGTCATTGACACGCTAAGCCCGTCAGCCGAAGAAGAATCAGAGTCGGAAGATGACAACGGTAAAGCGCTTTTAGAATTGAAGAAGAAGAAGCTTGCCCTACTAATGAAAGAAAACTCATGAACAAAAAAGAAATCAAGCAAATACTTTTGAAGGCCGCTGGCAATCCAACAAGCGGGGGCGTGAAAGAAATTGCAGACGCTCAGGCAACCGCACTAGCCGAAGCACTATCAGAAACTAAAAAGGTGGATAACACCGTAAAAGAAACCCGAGTAGTCGAGCCCGAAGAGACTCGCTAAGGGTTCGCCCCTCCAAGTCCCCCCTTTACTTGGAGGGGTTTTCTATGTCGTAAAGAAAAGCAAACTTCAAAGGGATTTCAAAGAACTGATCTGGCGCTCTAGTTAGCGAAGTGTTCTTTTCAATGGTGATGCACATGTTTAGAGCTTCGGCGTGTATGGCATAAGCCTGCGTAAGCGAATCGTTCAAAACCATGAAAATAGTATTGGGCTTTATGAACTTTTCTTTTCGCTTGGGGATATGAATAGACCTAAAGGGAAACTTGGTAGCCCAAGCCCGTTTGATTTCGACTTCAATGAAAAGCTCTCGCCCATCCTTGTCGGCGATTAGGTCAACTCCATACTTGTCGGGGTTCTCATAGACAGTCCAGCCATCACCTTCTAGCCACTCCATCACAGCGTTTTTAGCGGCGTAGTCGTGCCTTGAGTGCAGAGTCTTGTCAAATGGCTTCACAATCCAATTCTAGGCGTTTGAGCGTGGAATCGTGC